AAGAGGTGTGCCGTTAACAGTGACATCAAAACCTTTAAAGTCTTTCTCTCCGTATTCAACTTCTTTCTGGATATTACCACCAAACAGTTCACCATAAATGACAAGAATATCTCCTTCATTGTAGAAGGTACGGAAGGTTTCGAGTACACCTTGAGAATACTGGTTGATAACAGCTTGGCAGTTGTAGAATGTACCATCAACAAACTGAGAGCGGGATGCAACCTTTACTTCTGTACCATCACACCAGAAGCTGAAGTTAGCACCGTGAAGCTTTTCTGTAGCAATCCACAACCCACCATCTTTAGCTTCATACTGAACTTTATCAATAAGGTTGGCTCGGTATGTGTTTTCAAGTGAGCTGAACTTTTTGAATTCCATAATATTTCTCCTATTTTAAACCAAAGAAAAGGACCAGAGCTTTCGCCTTGGTCCTAAGTTTAGGCTTCTTTCAAAGCTATGTCAAATTTTATTTTAAGCTTTGTTAAGGCAGTTTTTACACATACAAACGTCGTTTAGTTCCAACCCCTTGCTCTGTACGCTGAAGCACCAGCACGTCTGTTTACCCATCATAATATCGCATCGAACAGGATTTTCACACTTAGGACACGAGTGGGTGACGCTTGACTGACAACCCACTTTTTCCATTAGTTCTTTGTAGTCCATTTCACACCTTAGAAACTAATTTCGCAAACGCCACCTGCACAGGCTTGGCTACCCATTGTGTCTACTTCAGTATAACTTTGTTGAGAAAGATCTTTGGAGAAATCTACATCAACAAAGTTATTATTGATCCCAGCCCATTTGTGAAGATTGTGACAATCCTTCAACATAAAGGTCAGTTTCATAACATCCCCATCGAAGTTTCGTTCTGCAAACTTCTTAACTCGACGTACCCAATCACGCTTGAGTAGATCACTAGAGTCTTCTGGATCAAGTTTCAATCCAAATCCAAGTACTGTGTCGCACGCCATCCACAAGTTATTACCAAATGCTTGCAATGCTCCAACAATCAAACCAGATGCAAACATTGAACTATCACCATACATATCCACAATCTGTTGTGCTGTGAACACTTCAGTGAATGGAGCTTGAGCATATGCACGATCCCCCATCGAACTAAGAAGAGAAATACCAGCAAACCATTTACGGTTGTTATAAATATATTCCTCTACTTCATCCCAATCATCAACTGTAATAGTGTTACTTACATTATGACGAAGATCTGGGTCAACACAAAGCTCATAGTTAGTACCGTGTTCAATCCAATATTGCTGAGCAGTTTTTACATAATCAAGCTGCTTCACGCCCATCAAATCAGATTTGTAAATACTACCCTCTTTACTTTCAACAGGGAAGCTAACTACAACGTCTGTCCCGTTACTACTCCAAACACTTGGCTCAACCATTTTAGGGTTAGTCTTAGTGATAATACGAGTAACTTCATCTCCCACATTCATCTGTACATTACGCAGATACTTAGGACTGTGTTCACCGTGAATACCAGAAGCTGTACCCAGCACAACAGAGGCATTGCCACTCGGTTTAACTGCCGTGGTTCGTGCTGCCTGATTGATACCAAGAAGAATAGAAACAACAGAGTTGATATCTTTAACTACAGTTGCACCATCAATCATGTTTTGTGGGTCAAACAGTACATCAGGATTATTCATCCAACCTGTAATACTTACGCCAAGCAAAGCTTCTTTCTCTGTAATACGACGTGTAGCATCAGAAAGGTATTTGAAATTAGAGTAACCAGCCTGCAGAGTACCGAGAATTGCACCAGCCTTACAAGCCCGGAAGAACGATTCTTTATCTACACACTTGCCACCATTAATTTCGGTTAGGTTGCAAAATTGAAACCCTGATTCCCCATTCTCTGCAACTGGCAACATGCCAATTTCTACGCAAGGGTTAAAGCAAAACTCTTTGTTCTCTGTGAAGATAAAGCCGGGTTCACCAAAGTCTTTAACAGACTTCATAATGTTAGCCCACTCTTCACGACTCAGTTCATCACGAACCAGCATCACAGAGTTATTACTACGACCACGTTGAGGGTTATCAACAAACCAATCACCAGTCTTAGCTTTCAGCATCAACTCATCATCTTTATCAAACATACAGATGGTTGCAGACCGTCGAACACCACCACTCAAAACTGCATCAGACATGTGCATAACAAAGTCATAGGCTGTAATAGTAGGAACGCTAACAGCTTCTGTTTTCCCCTCAACTAGTGCTTCCAGCAACGCTTCACACTTGACCAACGCACTACGCAAACCATCTGGACCGGGAGCTTTAAAACCACCAGAAATCAAAGCACCTTTAGGACGAATCTTGTTGAAGTCAAAGTGTACTTGACAGCCTTTGTATTCAGGGAAGCTGCCACCATCTACAAAGTAGCTACTGAACAGTACACCAAAAGCATCAGCCCATCCTTCAATTGTGTCTGGAACTTGGAATACTTTTACTTTCTTTTCATAACGCTTGTGTACTTTTGGAAGCTTTGCAATGTGATGAGACTGAACAGAGAAGCCAACACCACAGCCACACAATAGAAGATACATGCATTCTTGAAAGAACGTTGCACGATCACAGTGAGATACAGAGCAGTTGTACATACGAGCTTCATGTTTAAACAGTTGTTCACCACCAAACTGCAATGCTCGTTGTGCCCCCAACACAGCTTTGTCTTTGTAAGCCTGTTCTGCAAAAGCAATATATTCTTCAAGTTCTGGTGTCATTACAGAAGCGTACTTCTGTCGGTGCATATTCATTACACGGGAAACTGATTCTTCCCAAGTTTCATAACCCCCCTTCACTTCATCCCAACGAGAATAGCCCATGTAAAACTTAGAGGACGACATCATATCTTTGCCAGCGGTATTCATACAACTCCTTATTTAATAAAATATTTAATTCTTTACTTATTTACTATCCGAGTGAATACCATGACGTTCAGCATACTCACAGAAGTCGCCAGTATTCAAAATCTTACCCATGTTCTTTAGTTGAATTCGAAGATCAAGGCTTGAGTTTTCAATCTTATTATCCCAAGAACATCCTTCACCAGACATCCATTGTGGGTCGTCCCTCTCATGTGCTTCCCAACGAAGACAGTTAACAACTTGTCCACGAAGATTACGATGTTGACAAACTACCTCATCTACACCAAGGGAGCAGTCCAACCCGTTGTCATAAAGATACTTATTAATCAATTCTTTATTATCTGCACCAAATGCTTCTTTAAAACCATCTACTAGCAACATGTCTGACAAACTTAGGCTGTGACCAATCATTGCGAATACTCCATAAATGCTTCCGATGGCGAAGCACCGCCCTCATACAGCTCAATCAAATCAACAATATTTTCTTCAATTACCAACCAAGCATTTTCTTTCTTATCTAGAAAGCCACGTTTCTTAATAATGTTGGTCAAGTCTGCAAGCCATGCCGATGCACTGTAATCACTTCGTTCAATAATCATTTTATTTCTCCGTCAATGCTTTCCACGAAACCGGGAATAGTTTTTCTACTTCTTTACCAACCAACTCAGCAACTACTTGTACTTCACGTTGAGCATTAGGATCAGTTCGCTTGTTGTAGAAGTTAGCGAAGCTTACCAGATTACCTGTCCAAATCCAATTAACAATTGCACCTTGTGGAAGAATAAATCGAGCTTGTTCCGGGCATACACCATCTTCAAGCATACTATTATATGTCTTTACGGCAAGCCCAACAACACCTTTGTACTCATCCAACCAAGCATCAGAATATTCATGCTCTTGTCCGCTACCTTGCTTAATACTCCCTTCAGGTTTTGCACGAAAGAACTCAGGAATAAAAATCTCTGGTGTTGTAGAGATATACCGACGACTCTCTTCGTTCTCAACCATACCAATTTTATGCTTAAAACATTGTGTACGAATTGGAACCGGAGCTGCTACACGGAACTTTAGGGCTGTATGTGCAAATGGTGTCCAGTGATCGTGTTTGGCAAGGTAGTTAATAAGTTTGCCATCTTTTACAGTATCGAACGCTGAATCTGCATCTTTAGCGAAGCTCACACGGGCTGCTTGTACAACCGCGATATCTGACCCCATGTAGTCTAGAAGTTCAACTTTAATTTGATTCATAATTCTTCATCCACTCAATAAGTTTCATAATATCCTCAATCTCCATGTTATTCTTCATTCTGTTAGCTTTCCTAGAAAGAAAAGTTACATTCCCCTTTACATAACCTTTGCTTGGAATGAACCTATCTAGCTCAGCAGCCCACAAGTCAGATCTATTGCTATCATAGATAATTATTGGTTCACCGAAAACAGGACAAACTCCTGTCCAGATGGATTCAAGATACTCTTCATCTAAATTAAAGTCAAGGCCATATTTTGCGGCTCTAAGTTTTGCTCTAGATACCTTAAGTTTAAAAGGACTTTCTCTTTTGTAGCGATCATACCTTTTCTTATTAATGCTGTTAGTGCAAGTATTGCAATAAGGACGTAGTCTACCTGACCTGTCATTCCTCTTTGGATAAAAACTTTCTGGATGATCTTCTTCACAACCCCTACAAATCAACACTCTTCTCCTTATTTAATTCCTCCTCACATTCTTTCCAAGTACCAATATTGGGGAAGTATACCCATAAAAGACCTGTCTTGTAAATTGTCTCATAGTCTTCTTTTGACTTAATAATGTCTTGCCAAGCTAATTTTGGTCTTTGTGTTGGCACTGTTGCTGTAATCATGAACCTGAACTCCCAAAACCTTTATCACCACGAACAGTCTCACTCAAACTACCCACTTCCTCAAACATTACTTTCTTATAAGGAATCACCATGCCTTGTGCAATTCGATCACCAGCATTAACTTCAAGTCCCCAACCTTGCTTATCACAAGATAACTTAACCTTAAGCTCTCCACGATAATCTGAATCGATCACACCAACACAATTACTAAGACGTACATCATTCTTGAATCCATGACCACTACGACTAAAGATTAGCATTACATGACCCTCTGGAATTTCAAATGCAAGACCAGTGGAATAAGTGTGTGGTGCATTATAGTCTGTATCGCCATTTAACATTGTGTAAATATCAAAACAAACAGAACCATCTGTTGCATAAGTTGGAAGCTTAGCGGATTCGTACAGACGTTTTACTTTGACTTTCAAAATTTACTCCTTAATAAGACTTTTAATAATGTCACGAGCCCGTTCAAACATAAACTCTTCAACTGCCAATTCTTCTTGTTGTTCTAAATCTAATCCCCAACACTCTTTGTGTCGTTGATTGTCCAGTTGTTCTTCTAAGAAGTCAACCAACAAATACAGCTCATCTTGATCCAACTTGGTCACTTTTCTCTCCTTAATTAATTTGTACTTCTAACTTACTATTAAACGCACGTCTCACACAATACCCGCGAATCAAGCTCCAGCAAGTACAGCATAAAGTGGTCGATGTAGCAATAGCAACAGGTGTGGTAAAGAACATCAAACACAACATTGTTATAATCCAAGAACCTATCATACCTAATGTTGTGCTGAATACAACTTCTTTGATTGAATCTTTTTTACTCTGTTTCACCTTTATACTCCATTTCCAAGATTAGTTCAAGGTAATGAATAGCCTTCTCAATGTCAGCCTTGCCGTTCTTCTTGCTGTGCCGAGTGGTGTATTTAATCACATTTCCTTCAAGGTAGCTCAACCCATTTGCATGAATATACTCAATCGGTTGGATCTTACAATCCTTGTAGTGATTACCACTCACTTGTTTGTCTAGGGCTGATTGTGGCTCACCTTGAATCTCTTGTGGTGTAATGTCATCACGATCTGGACCGTTTGGTATACGAACTTTACTGCTGACACTCAACAATTCAAGTTCATCATCATTGAACAATTCCATGTTACCTTTATCATCTGTCACTTCATAATCAAACATTCCCTGAGCGTGCTGCAAAGTGCCAATAAAACCTTCTGGTACATCTGAGGTATTCCTTACAGAGATTACACGATCACCATCTGTAAATCTGCTATTTGCAGTCATCTTTCTCTCCTTTCAATCGTTTAATCTGCTCAAGCATATCCGCTTGCTGTTGTTTGAGAGTATATAACTCCTTCGTCAATCCGTCAACCTCAATCTGAAGCCGATCAACGGTTTTTAGTAGTTTATAATTCTCTATTTCAATTCTCCTAGTCTGTCATGTTAACTTCAAACGCTTTTAAAGCAAGATAAGCTCTGTTGTCAATCTTATCTTTATACTCTTCTGCCAACTGTTTTACAAGGTTTTCTTTAAAATCTTTATAGAGAATAAAAGCTTCTTGCTCCGTCTGCTTCCAACCCAAGTGTTGAGACTTCCTCGTCCCATTGTGGCAACGTGCCCTGTATTTATCCCTTTTAGCTTCATAGGAAACACCGATTAAAGTAGATCCCCTGCGAATATCATTCTTTACAAGCAGCATATTCAGTCGTGGAGGAACTAGGACACAAACTTCAGGGGAGTAATCAACTCCTTTTAAAATATCCTTATCCAAGTGCCACACTTCACCTTCGGGTACTTGTTGAGCTTTCTCCTTATACCAACCAGCAAAGTTCTGAAAGTTGTGCCAAATCTTAGCAACTTTGTGGAGCTGATAAGTTGGGTATTCTACCAGATACTCTTCACAGTAGCAACGAGTAAACATTGCTGTCCAAGCTTCATACTCACGGGTGGTCTTACCATTATGAGATGGTTTGTGCTCACCAACGCCCAAGAACCCTACACCACGCACAATCGGTGCATATGGATTCTTAAAACTTCCTTCTCTCAGTTGTACAGAACTAGTTGTTCCAATATATCCATGCTCATCTTCCCACTTGATTTGTATATCTCGATAAGCCTTGAAGGAAACCACAGTTACCCATTGTCCCAGTTTGTTCTTAAACCTAGCTCCAACAAAAATATCGTCTTTAAATTTACTTGCCAATCCAATCACCATTTTTGTCAAGAATCATGGCTTCCAAAATAGGGACGCCATCAATAATCAAACCAGTACCAATCACAGGCCGTTGAATGTTCACATTATTATAACTAAATGCCAAGCTAGAGTCGTCAACCAAACAACCACATTGCATACCAAAGTATAGACCTGTTGGATTACCCCAGTAATCAATCTTGAATGTATTGTGATAGTGTCCTTGCACCGAGTGCATGCCCATTTGTTGGCCCAGCTTCACAACATCGCTCGATTTACCGTGGTGAACGTAGCACTTCTGACCGTTTGGAAGTGTAAGAGTCAAATCAAAACTCCACTTCCAGCCTTCGTCAACACCGAGTACATCATTGTAAGTTTTTATGTAGTGCTTGGGGATACCATTAGTTTTAGCTTTACGCCACACCAAAGAGCCGTGATTAGATTCAATAATATCCATAATAGGAAACAGCCCAAACACTTCTTTAATTACTGGAAGCGACCGACGAATTTCGTCTCCTGCGTTCGGCAGATCAGGATCACTATCATGGAAGCTCAAAGAGTGCTGGTCAAGTTCATCACCTAAACAGATTACTCGTGTTGGGTTGTACTTAGCTTTCAGATGTTTAAGAAAAGGAATCAAATCTTTGTGATGATATGGGATATGCATATCAGAAATAAACAAGATTCGAGAGTTATCCTCTTCACTATCAACCTTACGCACAACATGAGCATTCACACTTTCAATTGCACGGTCTTCATTGAAATGCTTACGAAGATAGTCACTTACTGTAGTCCGAGGTACACCAAGTTCTTTGGAAATACCCCGCCATGACAGCCCACCAATAGCCAAGTTTACCGCATCATCTTTCCAATTAACTTCACTCAATTAAATCTCTCCCTTCAATTCTAAAATAAGTTGGTACAATTTGTTATTGATATCTAATACCGTGTCCAGCGTCTCTTGCTTTTGGTAAACACTGAAAGTATTGAAATCTCTGCTTATAATCTCATTCCTACCAATCCAGAAGTCTAACTTAGAGATAGTGTGATCAACTGATTTATCTGTGTCTGGTTTCTTAGGAAACATCTCTATAACTGACATATCTAGATCCTCCGGGATCATATCCCCAATTGTGAGCACCAGATGTTGAAAAAGACACTAAACTGGATAAATTCACACCAGAAGATTGCTGTCCAATAATCTTTAATCATTTGAATTCCTCATCAAACTTTTCAAGGTCTGAAATGCTGATATTATTTACAATCTGATATTCAACTTCAGGAGTATTCAGAAGCTCAAGGATTTTATCCAACTTCATTTCCAAAGTTGCAATTTTAATACTCAGTTCGGTGAACAGAAATTCTTTGGTAATTTTGTTAGTCATTTCAAAGCCCCTTCTACGACTTCAGTCCAGTGACCACCGCCGTTGTAGTGATAAGTATCAAAGTTAATTGAACCATCCTCATTTTCATCTACATAAGCAAAACCGTACAACTCACCGGACTTAATCTCAAACTCTACCTTGTACCACTTACCGGCGATCTTACAGAGGTTTTCATCAAACCAAGTGTAGTCATCTTCAACTTGTTCTAGGTAAGAATCATAACCACCATCGTCATCACCTTTGGCTTCAACCAAAGTTTTGGCGACTTCCTCTGTAAGATTAAAAGGAATCAGTTTACCCTTATTGTGTTCCATCTCGCTCATTTCTTTTCTCCTCAATTAAACATTGCCTTACAGCATCTCGCCTTGCCAGTGAATTCTTAGCAACCTTAATTTCTCGATCACTAAGCCATTTA